TGTTCATCTCGCCATTTAGGATTTACTGTTGCTAACGCTCCCAATGTTGCTGCTTTCTTTCTGCTCTCTAATTCATTTAATTCTGCTTGTTCTGAACCGCCTGTAACTTTAATATCTAATTCTCTCTGTCTGGCCATATCTCCTTTTTTAAGCGTTGCCCATTCAATGCCTCCTGCGCCCATTAGCTTAATAGCTATGCCTTGGCTATCTAAGTTGTCATCCAAGCCCTCAATGTAACGCGCGCCTATTTCAGCCCAAGCTTCTCTATAGCTTTTATTCTTTGTTCCTATAAATTCATCTACTTGCTGTAATTCTCCAAAAAATATACCAACCTTTTTATTCTTGTCAGCAGCTCCTTGGCTTGATGGTGTTGATCCTGTCTTTTGGCCAACATATCCATCTAAGAAACTAACTAAATCAAGTGATCCGTTTAAGCCTGCTACATTAAATTGGAATATACCGGAGTTAACAGGTCTTTTACCTCCTTTAGTGTCAACAGGAATTAATTGGTCTGGCCTCCAACTTGCTAGACTCTTAACATCATTGAACATTTCAGCGTCATAAGCTCTTACTCCTCTGTTTTGTTTTTCTCTGTTATATAATTCTTGGTTAAGTAAAGTATTAATATACTCTCCAACAGGTCTAGCGTCATCACAAGGTGCTTTGCTTAAAAAGTTTCTAGCGTCTTCATTGGTCGCCCATGTAATAAATGGGTATCTTTCTGATGAAAATAATTCTTTTAACGGCTTAACTCTAATCCATGTATTGCTAACTTCATCAAACAACACATACCACCTAACGCCTTTATGAGTTAAATACCATTCATTTAATCTAAAAGTATTTTGTCCTACAAAATTATGGCTCTCCGGGTCTTGGCCCATTGCTCTTTGCCTATTATATCTATTGGCATGAGAGTCCATATTATCTTTATATTCTTCATTGGAAGTATTTGTAATAAGCTTAGATGTTTGTAATCTATCAAACTTGCCCTCTTTCATTCCTTGTTCTAACTCTTCTTTTGTTTTAAATATATTTTCTTTACCGCAAAACAAATGATTCTCTAAATGTCCGCCTCCGTCAGGTTCAAAGTGAAAATCATATAAATCTATAACATCAAAATTTGACTTGTATTTACCATCAGGCTTGTCAGTTGAGTATTGGTAAATTCCTCTGCCTTGAAACAAAGCTAGTTTCTTAGCCCATCTATCCTTTAAAGCCCACTTAGCGCCTTTCCTTGTGCTTGTAACTTCATTTTCAAAAGCAGATGTTAGTTTTTGAGACAATATAAAGTCTGCCTCTTCTTGTTGAGTAAATTCAATAGTAGGAGGGTCGTCAATCTTACTTAAAAAGTGATCAACAAAACCGCTCATAAAAGGGAAAGGTATATTGAATGGATTTTTTAACTGTTTTTTAACTACTCCTGCGTATAAGTTTTCGGACTTCTTAATCTGATCCATTCTAACCTGTTTATAGTCCCTTGATGTTCTTAGCTGATCAACTGCTATGCGAGTTATATTGTCAGCTAATTCTTGAGTTAGTTCCGGCATATTAATAATCGTTAGTATCTTGAAAATTATTTGTAAAAATGTTTTGTTTTTGTTGCTTAGAGTATCCTGCGTGCTTCCTTATTTCCCAAGCTATGGCGCATGCAACCAATTTATCAAAGTGACGAGTCATGCCATCTTCCATTTTTAAGGCATTCAAGTCTTGTTTCTTGTAATGATATATTTCTTTTAAAAGCCCTTCGTCTTGTATTAATAAATCGCCTGATTCTACTGCTGATTTTAGTTGGCCAAGTATATCGTACTTGTTTCCTATAGTAGAACGAAAGCCATATTCATTGGCCATTTTACCTGTAATCTTATTCTTAACTTCTCTTACATATATATTATCATATATATTTTGCAATTCGGCAAGTGTAGCAAAGCCTGTATTGTTAATTTCGGGCGCAAAGACACATTCTCCATACATGTTCCCTGCCCTTTTACATTCATGAGCAAAAAGGTTAGGCGTTATAGTATTGCTCTCATAAGTTGCTACAACTCTCTTAGGCGTACTTGAATAGTCTATTATTACAAGCGAGTTAGCGTCTAGTCCTTTGCCCTCGCTAGTGTCAGCACCTCCTCCGTAAACATGGTCAGCTTTGTACTCTCCCCATATTTTTAACCCTGCTATGTCTTTAATCGGTTCTTTAACTTCTTTTAAAAGGTTTGTAATTATATCTCTTTCAAAGAATAGGTCTCCTGCCTTAGCCGGATTATTCATCATCTCCGTTTCAAATACTTTGTCCCCTAACTTTCTTCTCTTGTCTTCCAAAGATACTTTGTGCTTTTCTCTGTCTTCAATTTCTTTGTTAGCCTCCACCGCTTCTATGTCTGTCATGACATACTTTCCTTTCCATGTGGTCGCTCCATTGGCTATAACAGGTATATTCCTTGCTATGCCTTTCTTGTTTCTTTGCACGGCTCTTAGCACATAGTCTACCACGCCATCGTCTGTTATAAGGTTGCCAAGATACAGCACTGATCCTATTGTACTCATCCCGGCTTTAAGCTCATCTATGTGCGAGACAATCTTTTTAGTTACTGGATAACTTTCTTTTGTTTTATTGTTCTCTATATCGTCTAGTATAAAAAGGTCTGGTCTATTATTTTTATAAATTCTACCACGTGTTGGCTCTTGTGTTGAAAACGCTTCAACTTTAATTTCATTCTCCGTTATAAAATTACTAATTCTTTTTATTTTACTTTCCTTATTCTCGTTTGATTGCTTTGTAAAAAGCTGCCCAAAATCTGAAATAATCTTTTTGTTTGTTTGTAGAGATACTGCTATGTCAAACAATGCACTCTCCGCATTGCTTTTGTCATAACTGTCATAGTTAATATAGTTTTTATTACTATAGCATATACACCAAGTAGCAAAGATTTTAGCTAAACTGCTTTTTGCGCTCTCTCTAAATGCTATCCATGCAGCCTCGTCTAAGTCTCCATTAACCAGTCCTTTCATGTCACTATAAAAATCTATATGAAAGTCTGGTATTGGATATGTAAAATATTCACTAAAATAATATATTGCAAAGTAAATCGGCTCTCTCTCACAAATATACTTCCTTTCTTCTTTCTTTCCGTTCTTTAATATTTCAAATATTTTAGGGTTTAGTCTCATTTGATTACTTGTAAAAGCTTCCTATGCACAATATGCGAATTGACTAATGTTATTTGCTCATCATTTAAAATTAAAGTGTGGACTTCTTCATGGCACTTTCTACATAAAGGAATTAAATCTTTGTCTTCTTCCCTGTAAAGCGTTGTATAAGTGTTATGGTGTAATTCTCTTGCTTTTTCTTCGCAACAAAAACAAGTTCTTTTATTGTCCTCCCAATATTTTACTTTTCTATTTCTCCACCATTTTGTTTGTAAATATTCTGTATAATTTTTATGTGTTTCTTTCTTCTTTATTTTTTCTTTTTTTATAAACTGCTTCCATTTTTTACCGCCTTTTTTTCTGTTCCTATTTTTACCTAACCCAATTAAACATTCAAATTTTATTACTTGTTTTTGCATTAAAGGTTCTGCTTATTTATTTTTAATTCTCGCCTAATATATTGTCTAATTTCTCTTTGTCTTCTTCTGATATTTTAATACTTGTTTGTTGTTTTATTTCTCTTTCTGTCTTGTCTACATAGCCATGATTGTTTTTTAAATCAAAAATTAAACCTGATACATTTCCGTTATTTGTTATCAACCTTTCTTCTTTATCTGCCTCTATAGCTTGACGGATCTTTTTTATAGTCGCACAAAACGGATCATTCTTACCATAACGTCGCAATGTTTCTGTTGAACAGTCAAGAAAACAAGCAAGCCTACTCAATGTTTGAGGCACTTTATTCACCAAGCAATACTGTTTAAACTCATCAATCTTCTTTTGTAATTCTTCTGGTGTTTTCCATTTCGCATTAGCCTCTGCGTCTTTGTTTCCTATTTCACCAACCATATAATTTATTTATTATCTTTTTTAATTTCTACGTACCACCGCTTACCACAAAATAAGCAAAAAACATAATCTTCTTCGTTGTTTGCTTTAACGCTAGTGTGCGTACAATTTTTTAATAGTTCAGTGTTTTCTATTTCCCTTTCTTTCCTCTCTCTTTCTACTTTATCAAAAAAGTTTTCTTCTCTCTTTTCTTCTTCTTCTTTTGTTTGTTTTTTCTTATAAAACATAGATTATTTATTTTAAATTCTTCCTTAAAATACTTAAGTCTTCATCTGTTGCCCTTTTAATGTAATACATTGTACTATGAACAATTGAAGTTGGCAACTTTTCATCATTTGTTTTTGTTTCTATAAAAGGCACAATGACTATTCCGTTTTCTATTTGATATTTAATTAAATTATTAAATTGAGTTTGTGAAAACTCCTTTTCTTTATCAAGATTTATTTCTTTTGATTTCAGATTTATCTGTTTATTTTGTTCTTTCTTCATATTTTTTATTATTTTATTATACATAAATTATTATTTAATTAATCAGTGTACAAGCCTTTAACAAAATCTTTTCCAGACTTCCATGATTTTCTAAATCTTTTTCTTGCTTGCTTTATCAATTTATTATTTTTCGTCCTACCATACTTGCATTGCTCACAAAAACAAAGTCCCAGCTCATTCCATTTTCTTTTTCTATAACTTGTTAATTCATGTTTTATTGTTTTGCTCATTTATTTATAAATGCCTGTATATATCTTCTAGCTTTAATCAAGTCATTTAAATCTGTTCCGCCTATAGTTATATACCAGCCTGCTTCTGCGCTTATATCGCATTCTATGAAATTAAGTTTGCCCTCTGGTTTATCCATGTTTTTTTAATTTAGAATGGAAACAATCTGTTCACTTTGTTTAGTTGTTATAGATTTATATAATAACCTGCGTATTCAAGTTTATTTATAAGTATTTAATTCTTTCTAAAACATCTTCCGCAGTGTGTCCATCAAATTCTGGTGCTCTTTCTAAATATTCCGCAAAATCAGTATCGCCCCACATTTGTTTTGGTAAGTGATATGTTATTTGCTCTCCTTTTTCTTTTCCGATTCCTAATATAAACCAACCATCGAATTTAGAACCATCTGAATGAAAATTAGAACGCCAAATATTATTATTAATTTCTCCGCACTCTGATAATTTTCTACACAAAGCTATAAAAAGCGTGATTCTATGCTCGTATAATTCACCAAAGGTGTGATAACCATCTGACGCTTCCATTTCTTCTCCGCCCTCTATTTTAAAACATGTTAATTTTAGGTCTTCATCTCTAACACCTGTCACTTTTAATGCTTTTGCTATTGTTATTTTTTTCATATTAACAAGCTACTTTACCCCATCCAGGATCACGATCTGTTAATGTTGGCACTGGAACTGAATCAATACCTCTTATACTACAAAACTCATCATCTTCGTCTTCGTCTTCACTAATCCATCTCTTCCCGCAAGTAGCACAGAAGATAAAATCTTCCTTATCGTTTAAGATTGTTTTTTCATGCTTACACTCTGCCTTAGCTTCTTCTTTAGAAACTTTAGGCACTCCTGTATTGGGCTCAAGCTTGTCCGGGCATGTGCATTGTGTATATTTATCGTATTTTTCTTTGTTATCCATGTTTTTAATGTTTGTTTGTGCATTAATTATATTAATTACTATACCCCTCAATCCCCTGCGATTAAGGGGAAAAACGCTTAAATCAATCTCGACCAAGAGATTGAAAGGTAGAATAACTAACTTATCCACAGCCTTAACTATACTATGCCATACTTTTAAAAACCTTTCCAGTTTTCTATAACAAAAAATACATACCATACTAGACCAACTATAGTTATAATTATTGTTATTATTGCATCGTTTGACATATACACAGCATAGCATAATTGTGGTATAATATAAATATATGTGCATAACTTTAACAGACGAAGAAACTAGACATTTAAAGCTTTTTTTAGAATCAAAAATAACTGACATTAGGAACAAAACTCAAACAAGCAATATAATTTTAGGCAAACCGCCGGAATTAATAAATCTTGAAAACATTTTAAGTAAGCTAAATTAAAAATATGTGCCAGTTCTGTAAAATACAAATTGCCGCTAATCCAAATAGTATTCCTAATTGCCCCCAAACTAGGAACTTAAAAGATCAAGATGTTGCTGATTTTCTTAGTGGCTTTTCAACATTTGGCAAATTTAATTAGTTATCCACTTGACCGCCAAAATTTTACATGCTATGTTTAAAAACGTTGAAACATTTTCAGTTGCTTTTTTCACAAATAACCATGCTGCCATATAGAAACCTTAAGTTGAGCTATTTGCTTGAACCTTATGTTGGTAGCATGGGGGGCGGATAGCAGTAGTTCAACTTAAGGTTTTTTGTTTATTGCCGCAAGCCTATCCATTTTTATAAAAAATGACTATTACTTTTGAGGGTTAAGTCTTTAAACTTAGAAAATCCTCGTAAAAATGATGGCTTGCGATAGTAAATAAATTTTGTTCATTAAATAGACAGCTCAAAATAAAAAAAGGTTCCAAAATTCATAGGGGTAACGGCTCACTACGTCGTTACGCTAGCTACTATGAAACAAATGTAGTAGGCAGTACCACCTGCCGTTTAAGCTGTCTATTTAGCAAAGCAAATTTAATATTTAGAACTGCTATAGTGTCTCGCCGACCCTCTTGCTGGGTATCCTTGGACAATAAAAAAAGGTGGAAAGCAAGCCAACTCATTCTCAGCTTATACGATAAAGTCATCTGGACTATAAACAGTGTTCTTACTACTTTTAAACTCTTCTCCAATTTTTTTAACAAGTTTTGATAAAAGAACTGGACTAACCCACAATACTGGCTAATACTACTATGTAATTATCGGTATGCGAGTTATAGATTGGGAAGCGGCTTTAGTAACCTATATAACATGATTAAAAAAAAGCAATACACATCGGCATTTAATGGGTGTGTTAAAATTAGAAAAAAGCAACTTAAGTGGCTCAAAGAAAATAAGGACTGCAAGACTATCGCAGGTTTCTTAGACAAAATAATTAATAGCTACAGAAATGGGTAGCCCAAACCGAATCCTAGGTGGGAAGCAATTAAAAATTCCGTATACAAACAAAAAGAAGTAATTGTAATATGAAACAAACAACAATAGACAACATAGAACTAGCAATGGATGAGGCTTTTCATCTTGGAGCTTGGTATGGCCAAGCCGCAATGGAAGAGCAAATGGAAAATAATAGTTTTTTTGACGCTTTTTTATCATACAGCTATTCAGAAAAAAGCGGAGGAGAATGCAGGCATAGCGTTAGCTTGTCTAGTCCGGACGCTCGACCAATTAAATACAATCTTAGAAGCGATAAATGGAGAAAAGCTATTTTTGGCAAAAAAGACGAATTTATTTCTTTAAAAAACAAACTTATAAAATCTTTAACTAGTCTAACAATTAAAAAGCATGGAGATACTTGAAAAATTATTTATGAGCACCTTTGTTTTATTGGCAGCACTTACAGTATTAAAAATAATATTAAAAATAATTTGGCGATAATAAAATAATTAAAAAAACTATGAAAACATACCAAAACTATACAAACGTTGAGTTACAAGAGAGATTTAAAGTCCTTTATAAAGTAAAGAGAATGTTAGGCGGTTTAGTAAAATGGGACGTTGTTGAAAGAGAAGATATGGTGGCAAGAGATTTACACATACAAACACAAGAAAATTTTAATAATATTTATGTTAATGGGGTAAAACTATGAACAATAATAACAAAATAATACTTGATCTATGCGGAGGCACCGGCTCATGGTCTAAGCCGTACAAAGACGCAGGCTATGCAAATGCTTTTTTTAAAGCTAACCAATAACTATATGAACATATACAATCCGCAAAACATGCCGGAATCACAAAAAAGAGAGCTAAGAAACATGAGATTAAATGATGTATACGATCAATCGCGTAAGAAAGCCCGTTTAGAGCGTTTAGATGGCGATATGGTAGTTGCTCTAGAGATATACAACAAAAAACCTACAGAGCTAAATAAATTAGAAATTGAGCGTATACAGAAGTTGATAGAACAAACACATCGTGCAGCTTATAAATTAATTTAAATAATATGAAGAATCCAACAAAAATTGGAGCTGGCATATGGGTTGTGGCAAATAATAACAACGATCCAGTTAATATCAATGGTTCAATAATTGGGTGGGAGCATAAAGAAGAAACTGAAAAATATATTATAAAGCATTTAAATAAAAAAGAATTTAAAGCAGTTAAATTTAAAACTATAATTGAACTAATACTAGATTAAAAAATATTAATAATCAAAAATAAAATATGCAAAAAAATTGGACAGGTAATAAAAAATCAACATTTTCTACATTGGGCGCAAGCAGTCATTCAAATTACGAACGATCTGAGAACGACTACTACGCTACAAGTCCTGATACAATACAGCCATTATTAGATCAATTAAAAAAAGATGGCATAGAATTACCTAAACAAATTTGGGAAAATGCAAGCGGTGAAAATCATTTAGCAAATAAATTAGAAGAATATGGATATGATGTTTTTTGCTCTGACATTATTAGAAGAACAGAAAAAACAAGACAAGTAGATTTTTTAGATTTAGATGAAGACGAGCTTGGTATAAATATGGGAGATATAGCGATTATTACTAATCCACCATATAAATACGCTAAAGAATGGGTTGAGCAATCAATGAAAACATTAATTAATAATCAATTCTTGATAATGTTTTTAAAACTTACTTTTTTAGAGGGGCAAGCAAGAAAGGAAATGTTTAAAAAATATCCGCCAAAATATGTTTATGTATTTTCTGCACGTCAAAGTGTAGCTAGAAATGGCGAGCCTGAGATGTTTAAAAAAAGTAGCGCAGCGTGTTACGCATGGTTTGTCTGGGAGAAAGGATTTAAAAACAGCCCACAAATAAAATGGATTTAAATAATTAAAAATAATATGGAAAAAGAATTAAAATTTGATGTTTCAAAAGATATTAACAAATGGGAGAAAAGATTAGTAATGCTTATCGCTTTAAAAAAAGAAGAAGATAAACTTTACTACAAAAATATTCTTAATATTGAAGAGGCCATCAATCGTTTAAAAAATATTAATAATCAAAAATAAAAATAATTTGTGTATTCCCCACAATCCCCCACTTTGCAGGAGAATCAAAATGAGATTGTTCGTTGCGGTGTTCACTGTTTATGTGTGTTTCTCGCCTGCGGCAGAAGCAGGAATTGACACAGACATAACAAAGTACAAGACGTGCAGTAGATACTGGATAAAAGCGTACAAAAAGCAATCCGGGAAAAGAATCAACACAAGGAATAGAGCGCAAGTTAGAAGCAAAAAAAGAACAATGACCAAAATGTTCTCAAAATACGAGGACTGCTATTACAAACTATGGACGCTTGTACAAATTAAGCGTTACATTGCCGACAGATGACACAAACGCCAAATACTAAACTGTTTGGCGTATTTTTTTAAAGAGTGTGGATAACCATTTTCTTGATGACAAGAAAATGATTTAAGCCTTTATTAATGGGGTATTGACTTATTTATTAAACTAAGATATATTATAATCATAACTTAAATAACAAAAATAATTATGAAAAACATAAACATAAAAATAGAAGACGATCTTCACAAAAAATTAAAAATAGAATCAGCACAAAAAGAGATGACTTTATTTGATTTAATAATAGAAAAATTAACTAAATAATATGAATAGATATTACGCTGGATATAACCAGCTTAACAATCAAAATAGAATAGAATTAGATAATCAGACTTTTAAAGCAATATGCCTAGCCGGAATTATAGGAGTTGCACTAGGACTAATAATTTAATTTATTTGCTTGGGCGTTGGCGCAGTTTAAAATAAAAAAGTATAAATATATTTAATGGTTTTATTCCTGCGCCGCGCCTCGGCAGTAAAAATAATTTAATTAAATAATAATTTCTATTTTAATTAAATAGAAATAAACAAAAAATATGAAACAAGAAACAATATTAGAGTTAATCGGACTTGCTCTTAATAATAAGTTCGAAAACAACAACAGTGACAACAACGTTCCTTTTGAGTTAGGGCAAAAATATTTTATAAGAACAGCTACTTATCATTGTATTGGAGAAGTAGAAAAAATAACAGGTAATTTTATAGAGTTTAAAGAAGGAACATTTGCTTGGGTTGCAGATAGCGGAAGATTTATGCAAGCCATTAATAATGGGATATTAGATGAAGCAGAGCCTGTGTCAGTAAAAAGCGGAGTAAATATTTTATCAATTATAGATTATTTTGTATGGAAACATAAATTAATAACTCAACAAAAATAATGATTATATTTAATATACACAATATAAATTGGAACGGGAGCAGGAGCGGGAGCTGGAGCAGGAGC